TTTTTTTCTTTCTTTTACAAAATTGATTTTACTTTCTCTGTTTTGTTTACATCAATCAAGCCAAATGGATTTAATTATGCCTTACAATATTAGCGCGTCGATTATCGACAATCATACAAATGTTGATAATATTATTTACTCCATCGTTATTTTATGTTATATATTATTCGTAATAGAATTTGCGATACATCGCACGAATTTATCCGCAAAACATAAAAAAATATTGGACGATTTAACGGACAAAGTGAAATTTATGGAATTTAAAAACGAAAAACTGTTCGAAAAGATTTTCAGATTGGATTTGAATAAAACAGACGATATCGCTTACTTATATAAATATATTTACGAATATGAAAAAGAAAACGATACATTACGCGAGCAATTAAAAAATATACAAATGAAACATTATCAATTTGAATAACCAAATAAATATAATATAAAATTCCTACTATTGGAGCGAACCGTAGACGAAGTCGAAGGTGAGCGACTTAATTCCATAGGCGTTAGCCGAATGAATTTTACAGCATAATATTTTTTTTAACACAAAAATGCTTCCAAAAAATTGAAATGCTTTTTTACGTAAAATACAAAAACAAATAATAAAACCAATCAAAATAACCAAAATGTCACGCGATAATTCTAGTATTCTAATATTAAAGGATGATGATACCGAATATATGCAAGGAATAGTCGACTTATCCGAATACACCGGCTTGCAACAATTACGGTGTTCTCGTAGTGGTGAAATTACAGGATTCGTAAATTTTCCGGAAACGCTTATATATTTAAACTGTTCATATAACAAAATAAAAAGTCTCGATAATTTACCTCCGAATCTTGCCATATTAAACTGCGTGTCAAATCAACTGACAGAATTGAAGAATTTACCGTCTTCACTTACACATTTATATTGTGATAATAATAGTCTCACCGAATTAAACAATTTGCCACAGAATCTTAAATATTTGGATTGCTGTAATAATGAAATCGTAGAAATAGACAAGTTGCCCGATTCTATCGAGCAGCTAGATTGCAGTGATAATCAAATTGTCAATATAAATAAACTTCCATTAAATCTGTTAATATTTAACTGCTGGCACAATCAACTGACTGAGCTGAAGAACTTACCTCCGAATATTTTACAAGTTTTTGTTCCATATAACCAAATAAATATAATCACTAATTTACCAGCAAAACTGATTATCATTTATTGTTACAGTAATCGATTGACCGAATTGCCCGATTTGCCACTTTCTCTTACAATCCTAGATTGTAGCGACAACCTTCTTACTGAATTAACAAATTTACCGACGAGTCTTACCTATTTGACGTGTGATAATAACCAATTACGAGAACTAAAAATACCAAAAAACGTTATCTCTTTGAATTGTGCATACAATCAAATCAAAGAGTTAATATTACCGATATCACTTGTGGATTTGCACTGCGTTGACAATCAGTTTGATTATACATTCGAACCAACGATAACAAATATAAACGCCTTCAACCAATTCAAGTTAAAATTTTTCCGGTCAAAATGTTCAAATAAAATCGAAAAATTTTATTTGAATTCAAAGGCGAACCGTATCTATAAATACTGCGAAGAATTGATGATGACTATGTGGCATCCCAAAAATTTCCATAAATTCGCCGATAGTTACGGACATAGTTTGTGTGAATAAAACTGTATAATAATGTCTATAATATAAATATATATAATACGATGAATAATCCAATCGTGATAATAATGGCGGGCGGTTTAGGAAAACGAATGAAATCTGAATTACCCAAGGTTCTCAATATACTCAATAAAAAGCCTATGATATACTACGTAATAAAACGTGCATTAGAAATAAACTCAAAACACATATTAATCATTGTGGGAAAATATAAAAATCAAATAAAAACGGAAATAGAAAAACATTTTAGTGAATACGAATACTGTAAAATTGAATACATTATTCAGTCCGAGGTTCTCGTAAATGGCGAATTAAAGGTGCAAGGAACGGGCGACGCAGTAAAATGCTGCATTCCTTTTTTTTTAGATAACAATGTAAATACAGATTCAAAAGTTCTGATATTGTCGGGGGACGTGCCAATGATACAAAAAAATACAATTGATAATTTATTAGATAAAGAAAACACGCTATTGGTTACCCAATTAGAGAACCCAAAAGGGTGCGGAAGAATACTGTTTTCGGGCGACGACGAAACCATCGAGAAAATTGTCGAAGAAAAAGATTGTGATGACGAACAGCGTAAAATAAAACACGTTAATTGTGGTATATACAATTTATCGTTGAATGTTCTTTTGCAATGCATACCGCAGATAACAAACAACAATAAAAACAAAGAATATTATTTGACTGATGTCGTTGAATTGGCGAAACAAAAAGGATATCGGATGAAGTATTACGAATTGCCAATCGAAAATCAAAACGAAATCCTCAATATTAATACACAGGACGATTTAGCAGTGGCAAACGGACTATAGACTGATTTCACACTTTTTTATTCAGCCGAAATTGTATATCCCATTGTTCCAGTAATTCTACCGGAACTTCCGGTAATAGTGGATGTGCTTCCCAAAAATATCGACAAAATGCCCACTGGAATTTATATTCTTCCGGATATAGTTCACTGTAATTTGTCGTCAAAAAATGATGAATATTTTTCGGTAGTAAAGACAATTGTGAAGCTGGTAATACGTATGAAAGCTGCAATTCGGGAGAAAATGCCTTATCATTGATTGTCGGTTTAATAAAATCCATTTCGAAATGTGGGATATACAACAACAAATCTTTGAATAGCGGCGGGTAATGATAATTATATTTCCATTTCCAATTCATGCATCCCGACAAATAATAATGAAACGTCCATTCCAACCCTTCCAAATAATTATTGCATAATCCCTTTATGTTATCATTATTTACGTCATGAAATAGACTTTTGTAATATCTGGCTTCCCATCCAGCTTCGCTCGGACAAATATACTTTTCTTCTGCGCGACAAATAATAGGAATATTTTGTAAATACTCTTCTTTTTCTTCCGGAGTTGTATCTGGAAGTTGCCGTTTGTCAAATTTATCTCGCACAAAATATTCATTTGTCAACAATTCGTGTTCTCGTTTGGCGATTTCTTTTATGAAAATACCCACATTTTTCCATTGAATTTTATACGTGTCTTTCGAAATAAAAAAACGGTCTGTATGATTACCGATGAACATACGATAAATATCCATCAAAAACGCGATTCCATGTGTCCGAATATTCATTGCAGGAAAATGCGGTAAGAAATCGTTTCCCAACAAAAAACACATGAATACATAGTCATAAATGCGATGTCTATCGTTATGGTCGCAGTGCATTTCATGTAATAAAGTAGTAGTAAATAGTTCAATGTCCAAAAAATACAACTCCTCGACTGACGTTCCGGAGTTTACGGAAATAGGCAGCGCGTTTTTTATAAATTCGGGAGCTTCGCGGAATACATAAATATTTTTACAGTATTTTAAATGAAACATGGACAACATGATTAAATCGGCATCCAATCCGTATAACGCGATATTTTGATTTTCGTGTGAATGTTCTCGAATATGAGCGGTGATTTTATGTTCACCTTCACCGACTTCGTCCGAGCACGAGACAATAATTTTCTTGACTCTATTCTTTTTTTCGGAATGTTCGAAATGATGACGCACGCGATTCGCCAGATTTTCCATGAAAACAGTACCGGGTGTAATCGCGGAAGTGTTCCACGTATTCGTTTGATTCGGGAATGTTTTTGACATATAATACGATTTGTATCTGCGGGTTCTCTGCTGTTCCATTTTGGCAAAGGGTGCTACGCCGTCAAATGCAATGAAAACCGTATTGGTCGGCTTAATAATATCGATATAGTTTTGGATTTTAACAATCACCATATCAATGAGAGTATTTTCGAAAACCGTTTTTTCCATAGTCTCGATACCATCCTTTTTATTTAATAGATGAACGGCGTCATAAATAATTGAATTACAGTCCATATACAGATGATTTAATGTCACATTGGTTGTAAAATATTGTAAATTCCGGATAATTTTCGAATAATTTTTGATAATATGAGAAAAATAGCTAGGTATTCCCATGATAATATTATTGATATTGATATTGATATTGATATTGATATTGATATAACGCGCTATATTTTTAGATTAGTTCCAGAAAATAACATATAAACATGTTATGTAGGAAAATGTATTTCCGAAGGTAGAAGTCGAAGTTTTCCGATTATATTCCGTAGAGATTCGAAGCATTGTCGAAGGAATAAATTTATTTACGGTAGATAAAAATCTCAACTATTATATATGAATAAGTGTGCATTTGTTGTTCCATTACATCCAAAACATTATAATTATGGGTATTATATATTTAACGAATTACTTAATGCGGATGTAGATTTATATTTTGTTTTTACAGATAATAATGATAAGGAATTGTTTCTATCAAAAATACATAATCATATTAATTTTTTAGTATTAAGCGATTTTGCAAATATTGAAATAGTACAAAAAACAAATTCATTTGTTTCTATTAAAAAACTATATGCTTTATTATCTTTGTATGAAAAATACGATTATATAAGTTGTATAGATTCTGAAATAAAATTTATAAATAAATCATTAAATTATTATGATATAATGTCACAAATTGTAAAAAATAAAGTTATTTGCGCTGGAAAATTAGGTAAATATACTAGCGAAATAAATATTGTTAGAGATTCACTGACTATATTAACTAACCCCATACACCATGAACAACTTAGAGAAGTTTCACAAGATTTTAGAGCATATACTTGGTGGTGTAATTTACCGGTATATGATTGTAAACTAGCAAACCAATTTTTAAAATGGATAAATTTTAGTAATAATAATTTAGAAATTTTTCGTTGGAATATATTTGATGATATGACATATAATTTTTTTTGTATTTTATTTGATAATTATGAGTTAAAATTTATTGATAATTGTTATCATAGTCTTGAATTTTCTGATACACACTTAGTTCAATATACAAATGAAAATTTGACTAAATTATATTGGGTAAATAATCGCGCTTATAGTCAAAATCAGGATTATTATAATAAAAATAATTTTTTAATTGTATTTCATTTAGATAGGTTTTGATTGTATTTCATTTACACCCTTGGTAATTTACACCTTTTCTCATTTCAAACGCCTATTTTACTGGGCAAAAAAATAAGAAAAAAATGTAAAATCAATAATAGGAATTTCACCTACGATGGTCTTACTTTTTCCTGTTCTTCTTTGATAGTGGAACCGGTGAAAGACGAAATATGAGAATGAAATGCAGTTGGACGAGTTTGGCTATCTATCCAACAACTTGTTATTTTCATTATATTTATTGATGAATTAGCATCTCTGGTTCTAAATACGATTTTTTTGTTTTCGCAACTCACGCAGTTATAACACACTAAAAGACGAAACACCTTCTTGTTTTCTTTATCCTTGTAATATTCAAGGTCTTTATTACAAGTACAAATGAAACAAATCATGGAAGCAATTTCCAGAAATTAACAATTTGTATTTATTGCGTTTATTATGATAACCCCCCGAAAAAACAATTAAAATTCTTGTAAATAAAAAATTATACAATATATTGCCATTATATTTTATAAAAAGATAGTGTATAATGAATCAGAAAAAAAAACAAGACACTACCAATAATTCGTTAAAAATCAAAACTGTTATCTCGGAGCAGAACATAATAAATTTGAATGAATTTATTAAGGAAAAGAATGCACATATTCAAGAAATCATCAGAAACACGATAATTTCTATCAAAAAAAACAAATTATGCGAAATATTTAGCAACAATGATATTACACTATCAATCAATATTCTTAATGATTTGTATACAAAAACCAATGACATTACAATAAAGTCAAATGAACAAAATGTCGATACAGATAAATTAATCGAATCTCTACAAAAAATAATCGATAAATTATCCATGATTATATGCGGTTTCGGAACAACAAATATCGACGATTTATTGTTCATTAGTTTTGGTTCGGATTTTGTCAATATCAAAACAAATAATTCGTTAATAAAAGATAAATACGATTTAATACGTAAATACGTTCACCCGGTTGGATACAAAATTGTTCACTGGAAACAAAATCGTTCTCCGCAAAATGCAAATTCGGCTGTATTATGCTGTGAAAAAATCATCGAGGATATAATAAACGTGGACGATTCAAACATGTTCGAATGTTTTGAAATAGACAGTTCTATCAAGCTATTTTATCAAAAAATATACGGTATCCGCATTATAATCCAGAATGAAAAGGCGCAAAAAACATTAATAATCAATGGTATTATAGACGATATACAATTAGAATGTTTCAGTAATGCATATATCGATAAACGATTGGAAACGCTAAATGCAAACGCAAACAATTTACAGGAAAAAGAACGTAGTTTTATGAAGCGTATTATCGGAACACTAACTCTGAAAGAAATATTAGTGTGCGGAGACGCGGATATCCACAAAAAAATGAATATGATATTGGTCGAAGCCAACATTATTAAAAACAATAAATTGGATATAACAATCAAGCGTTTTTTGGAAATGGACATGTATATGCAGCGCAATATGTTGGTTAATTTACTGATATACAATATGGATGATGAAATCCAATATATTTGCTATTTATTATACGATTTGATTTCCATAAATACGTCGGACAATATAGATACGACAGAGCAAGTCGTT